ATCCGGTAAATCTAAACGTCCACGAAGCCTAGCCAGTGGATAAGAGTAAATGGGGATACTCAAGGGTTGAAGAACTCTTAAAAAATTTATATACTTTTATATAGATTTACTACCCAGATATATTAAATACTAAAATTAATATTCTGCACCACAGTCCATTATTGGACAATAGAATAAATTTATCAAAGTTGAATAACATGTGTATTTCTGAAGATAAACTGGTATCACGTCCAATAATTATCAAAAGGTCATTATCAAATGATTCGTTATTAAATAATAAAAAAATGTGGCGCAAAAAAATATGTTTATTTTGTTACCACAAAAACCAAAACAAACAGGAAATGTCTGCAATTTTTTGATATTTTGATTTAATATAATAGCATTCTAATAGTATTATTAAAATGTTATTATATGGCAGTATTTTTCACCCAGATTATTAATAATTATGTTGTATCTATTTAGGAAATGAAAGAGAATTGTTGTTGCAAATATTTTGTAGATAATCGTATTGTGATTAATACTTTAAAAATACAAATAAATAATATTTTAAAGAAAATATTCACCGATACAAATCAGTTTATTATTTTATTTAATGATAAACATTGTGTCACTATTTTAAAAATAAATGATAACAAATTTATTACTATTTATTATGGTGATGAAACTACGCAACACATTTTAAAATTTTATAAACCATGGATAAAAAAATTAAAATTTATGATTAAACAAGTATTTTTACATAATAATATAACCGCTGTTCCTCCATTGCCAACTGATTTGTCCGAAAATATGATGAAAAAACAAGATTGGGTTATTGTTTTCAAAAATAACTTTGATCAAAAATCGTGTAAATTCCCAATAAAAATTAAGGACAGATATCATCACGCAATTAATGGTATTTGTTGTTGCACAATGGAAATGGATTTATTGAAAAATATGGATTTTTTAAACGTCGAATCATACTCACCAAATAATGAAGTTTATTTTCAGGTTCTCAAAGAAAGAAAAATTTTAACAAAAAATATAATGTCAGCATTGGCAGTACAACCTGCTGGTGGATTCATTCTGCGGACTGGTGCAAATCATAGTTCGCAAAAATCTGGTGATGGTACAGGTTCTTTATCAGCAAGAACAGATATCAATGTTTTTGTTGTTGATACCGGAATTTATCCTCATCCGGATCTTAATATTGTTGGTGGCAAAAATTTCACATCTAGTAATATCAATGCTTGGAAAGATGATAATGGTCATGGTACACATGTTGCTGGTATAATTGGTGCTAAAGATAATGATTTTGGGATTGTGGGTGTTGCCCCTGGTGCTAGATTATGGGCTTTGAAGGTTTTAGGAAGTACTGGTGCAGGTTCAACCTCTAATATTATTAATGCACTGAATTGGGTTCTACAAAATAGAGGAACACTGTGGAAAGGTATTGGAATTGTCAATTTATCACTCGGCGGTGGTGTCAATAGTTCGATTGATACAGCTGTTAATAATTTAATAAATAATGGTATTGTTGTATGTGTAGCAGCGGGTAATAGCAATGTAGATGCACAATATTTTTCTCCGGCTCGTGTCACCAATGCGATAACGGTTGGAGCAACACAACCAAACCCATCGTATAATTATTTGGCATCATATTCAAATTATGGTAAATTTATTGATATTTTAGCACCAGGTTCAAATATACACAGTACATACTTGAATGGATATGCTTCACTTTCTGGAACAAGTATGGCAACACCTGTTGTTACTGGTACTATCGCTGTTATGCTTAGCACACGTACTGTTAGTGGCACGAATAGTTTAAATTTTGCATTAAATATTAAAAATATTCTCACATCGATTTCCACACAAATTAATCCAATAAACTACGATAAAACTGTTGGAAATAATTCACGAATTAGTATTCCTTCCCAAAAAAATACTACACCGATAAGTGTTTGGGCCGGTTCATTTTAATTATCATCAATTATCATCTGTAGCAAATCTATATTCTTTATTACGAAAATCGATGCGATCCAAAATAAATCCAGTATTGTATTTGTCCAACATAATAAAACACAAATTTTCACCATTCGATAATTTGAAATCAACAGTCATTTTGGAAACTTCTTGTGGACCACGAATACCACCGTAATTATATCTGTCTTTTTTCTGTGAAGATTTTATATAATCTAAATTATATAATTTATCATCGACTATTATTGTTTTTAAATTTTCTGCAACAGCAATTTTATTATCATAAAAAATAGTTTGTGATCGGGAAATACAGCTACCTCCTTCATATTTGCTTTCGGTGTAAATTGCATACTGAACAGGATTGTTTTTAGTATCCATAATTATATATATGTACACATATATATAATTTTATATATATCCAACAAACCTATTATTTTTTAAGCATTACAAAATAATTTTAGTGTGAAACTGTACAGAATCTAACACGGTCATATTCTTTAATCTTTCACAATATGAAGTGGTAATAATTACATTATGTTTAGTATCACTTAATAAAATATTGATAATTTGTAAAGTCTGCACATCAAAAAATTTTTCTGAAACAAATCCAATGATTGTTTCAATATTGTCCAAAATAATTAGGGAAAATACAGGATTTTCGAAAATTCCTTTTAAATATTTTTTTATGCTGGTAATTCCAAGATTTAAGATGGTTGTGGCAGAAATATATTCAATATTATCAACGGTCATATTTTTAGCAATACTGCAAACAATTGATGTTTTACCCGATTTATTTGGTCCTTCGATACAACATACACTTGGATAAGATGTATTTTTGAAATAATCAATTACAGATGCAATTAATAAATGATCTTGTTTTGTTAATCGTTTCTTGATTTTGGTTTCTAAATCTATTTTGCTTTTTATTTTATTTTTTTTATGTACTGGATCAATGGTTGGTAATATATGTAAAAAATCTTCAGTACCAATTTGGATATCTTTTATATTTTTGGCACTTTCGATAATATTATTAAAATCTATTTGGTGTCCAATTACATGTTGTACAGTGTTTTGAATTAATAATTCTAATTCGGCACCAGTAAAATCATCTGCTAATTTGGCTATTTCCATTAAATCAACATTGGTATGAAATAATTGGTTATCCACTAAATTTTTGGAATGTATTTGGAGAATTTCGTATCTTCCATGAACATTTGGTAAATCTATTTTAATATGTGTGCTAAACCGACCGGGTCTCAATATTGCTGGGTCAATAATATCTATTCTATTCGTCAATGCAAAAACAATAATATTATTTATTTCTTCAACGCCATCCAACATTGTCAATAATTGCGAGACAACCTGATTTTGATGATGGTGGATACTAGAATCTGATCTTTTCATTGCTAGTGCATCAAATTCATCAAAAATTAATAAATGCAATTCTTTTGGATTATTTTTGGCTTTATCAAAACATTCCCTAATATTTTTCTCGGATTCCCCAATATATTTATTTAATAATTCTGGACCATTAATAATTTGTATATGTTTGCATCCAATAAGTAAGCCAAATTGTCTTGCAATACGTGTTTTCCCGCAACCAGGTGGGCCATATAGAATAGCTCCTTTGGTATGTTTAATATTTAACTTATCATAAATATTTTTTGGAATAATTCGTGTAATAAAAATATTTTTAACCAACTGTTTAAATTCTTTTTCCAAACCACCTACACCAATTTTATCAAAATCTAATGATGATACATTGAATTTAACAATTTGATTTTCGGAACAAATATTAATAATTTGTGTTTTATCATTAACGCAGCCACATTTCATTTCATTTTTATTTTTATCAATTATAGTTAATATTTTTACACGGTATATTTTATCGGAATGTAATATATGCCAATTATTAATATTAACAACAGTTTCTAATAACATATTTTTAATTTTATTTTTTAATTTTTTTGGAATATCTGTAATTTGATTGTCTTCCAATTCATCCGTTACGGATATTATAACCGATCGTATGACATCTGGTTTCGGCACAAAAATAATTTCTAATTTCTCTTCGCAACTAACATCAAAAAATTTCATGTCCGAGCAATTTAAATAGATACATTTTCTGGCCATTTCTTCTGAATTTATTTGTATTGCTCTCTTGACACATTCATTTTTACAAAATTGAATATAATATTCAGTATTGCGATTATTCATACCTGGTAATGATTTATAATATACCACATTATGATCACCAAATTTATTATTAAATAATAAATCAATTGGTATTAAAATTTTGGACATTGCTACTACCAATAATCCTCTGAAATATTATGCTAATTAATTATTATTCCAATCAATTTTTTTTAATTATGTTATGTTGATAAAATAATTAAACTTTCAATAGAGAAATAAGCAAATAAATTTCGCTGTTTACCAAATGATATGATAGCGGATTAATACTAGATCCATTTTCGTACATTTTAATTTCATCATTTTGTAAATCTTTTGATCGCACATATTCACCAAAAGTTATTTTATCGTTTGATGGAATATAAAATGAGAAAAGGCGTAATTCATATGGTTCATCATTAATTTGCATATAATTGGAATCGGGTAACCTTAAAATAGGTACATTAGAAACAAAATTTTCGATTTCCGGAACAGAAATTATAACGTCATTAATTGTTAACATTTTTTTTTATTTTGGTATTGTAACGATATTTTTTAATATCTTTTTGATGCCCATAAGCAAATATTTTTCAATTTTTAATTTTCTCCCTTGTTAGTTATATCCATAATAAAAATTGATTTTTAAATACTAGGAACTATTTAAATAATTATTCTATTATGATTAGTACAAAATGAATACCAAAAATAGTTGGAAAAATACATCCTTTCCGGAATTAGAAGTTGAAACAATTAATTATTGGCGCAGTATTGGAACGATTGATAAAATTGTTGAAATGACAAAAGATTATCCAACAGTTGTTTTTTGTGATGGACCACCTTTTGCGACTGGTAAATTACATTATGGTCATATTTTAGTATCGACTGTTAAAGATACCATGACCAGATATTTAACAATGAATGGCTATCGTGTAGATCGTGGTTATGGTTATGATTGTCATGGTGTTCCGATAGAAATGTTGGCTAAAAAAATGATAGGATACAATACCAAAAAAGAATTATTGGAATTTGGAATTGATAAACATAATAATATTTGCCGTGAACTTGTTAATTCATGTGTGGATCATTGGTATCAAATGTTCGAAAGAATTGGCAGATGGGTAGATCCCAAAAAAGAATACAAAACAATGGATTTTAATTTTATGGAATCTGTAGTATGGGCATTTAAGAAATTATATGATAATGGTATGATTTTTGAAGGATACAAAGTAATGCCCTACTCAACCGGATGCAATACTCCATTATCGCATTTTGAAGCAAAGCAAAATTACAAAATGGTAACGGATATATCTGTTACATGTTGTTTTGAAATTATTTCAACAAAATATTCTGTTTTTAAACAAAATTTGGATAATCCATCATATATTTTGGCATGGACAACAACACCATGGACTTTACCAAGTAATATGGCTTTGTGTACTTATACAAATGGAGAAATTGTATACATATTTGATCACCAAAATAAATGCTACTATTTGGTTTCCAAAGAAAAATTCGAATCAACATATTGTAAACTAAAATATAATAATAGTAACCGGTTTACTATTACCAAAAGAATAATTAGTAGTGATTTATAAGATGTCATTTTCTTTACTGTATCTAATATTAATTATATTTGATAAGTAAAAAATATCTTATAAAAATTTGGATATTCACAGTTTTCGGAATATTAATTCCTTGCGAACATTTA